GTACATGGAGATTGTACTAATTGGAATAGAGTTGAATGTTACTATCATAAGAATTCTAGAGAATATGGTATGGAAGATTTAGATATAACTTTAAGAAAAAGAGCAGGATATTATTTAATTATTGGAAGAAAAGGACAAAGAGCATTTGAAAGAAGTTATGATTCTATAGTTCATTATGATGAGGAGTTATTTAATGAGATAATCAAAGACCACAAGATGTTGTTTGAAATGTTGCTTAGTGGAATGTAGAAAGGGGTGAAGTAAGATGGAAAATAAATTTCCAATACTAGGTTCAAAACCAAAAGAGTATATCCCATTAGATATAATAAAACTACATGAAACACAAGCAATTAGAAACCATACCCAAACGTTGAAACGACTAGCTGAGCGTGGTGGTCTTGGTTGGATTGAAGTCTTATGTGTCTTAGAGGATAGGGAGTATGATTTTCATACTAAATTAACCGAAATGTCTGCAAGAACTAAAGTATTAGAAATTATTAATTTATTAAATAGTGAGGTGTAATGATATGGAATTTGATAATATAGATGAGTTATTTGAACATATAAAACAAGAATGTCAAAAGAGTCTAGATGATATCACTCAAAAATATAAATTAAGCACTGACGATGAAGAAAAATTGGATTTATTGCTTAAGGAAATTATGAGTGATAATACATACGAAAGTAAAGTATATCGTGATTATTGTATAGTATTTGGCAATAGAGAATATGTAGATAATATTAGAATTAAAGTAGAACAAATAGATAGACCTAATGGAGCAGATGATGACGATATAATTAGAGAATATGTGTTAAATAATTATGGTTATAGAGATTATGAAATTATTGAATTAGACATGTTGGAAAAGGTAATTCTATAATTATGTCTTGTTAAAAGATGTCTTTTAAAAGGATATGATTAACTGTAAAGGAGTGATATTATGGAATGGTGACATGGATAAGGAGTTAATCATAAAATAGAAAGGAAGAAATGTTATGGATGTTAAAAAAGAATTGTTAAAAATACATGTTTGATTTTACAATGAAAATAATAAATTTATTGATAAAAAAGGACGAAAGTAATAGAGAATTGATAGAAAAAGAATTATTTAAAATGATAAATAAGAAATAAAAAGAACATTTAGAGGAATTACAAAAATCAACAGAAGAATCAAGAAATTGGAATTTAAAAGATACAAATTGCACAGGTGGGCAATTATCTCCAAGTAATGATAATATGTGGCTAAGATAAAATTATAAATATATTTATAATTTTTTGGTTATAATATACCTTGAGGTGATATTTATGGATTGGTTATTAATTTTAAATGTTATATTTGAGATAGTTTTATGTATCTCAATGTTGACTCAAAGTATAATCATGATTTACAAATTTTTTATTAGTAAGCAAGAAATAACTGGTAAAGAGTTAGTTATTATAATGATGTTAAATACAATATCTCTTACACTTTCATATTTTACTCATATAAATAGGAGTTGAATCTATGAAAATAATTAATAATCAAAAGATAATAACTAATAAACAAATAGAAAAAGTATTAAAATTGACTAAATTTACTAAGCTAGATAAAATTAAATTAATTGTGCTAGAAAAGAAAACAGATATCAGTAAATCTAGATCACTATTGGATTATATCCGTTTCTTTTTAAACTATAATTGTGAAGGCTCTTATAATGAGAATACAGATAGTATTATATTAAAACTTTATAACCTAGAGGGTAATATTGAGGATAAAAGGTTATATGGAATAGGTGTTTTATTGCATGAATTAAAACATAGGGATGAGATTTTACTTACTGGAGATACAAATGAAAAATCTGCTGATAAATATGCTAAAAAGTTTTTGAATAATAATTCTAAAGCTATTAAAGATATACTAAAGTTAAAAGATGAATGGGAAATTGAAGATTTTTAAGTAGATGGAATAGTAAAAAATAGGAGGAGTGTTGAATTATGAATCAAGGAATATTATATACAAGTTATTTTGCTAAATTTAAAAAGGGGATAGGTGATAAAATATCTATAGCTAGGTTTAATCCTAAGTGGTTAAATAGTAATGAATTATTTGCATGGTGTACAAGTTTAGCACCTAGTAAGGAACTATTAAATGATTATAAGTATAAAGGCATATCTTGGAACGAATATACTGAAAGATATAATAATGAAATTAAGAATTCAGAACAGGCTCAATTTGATATCAGCAGTATTTGTACTAGACTAATTTTAGGGCATGATATTACTTTATATTGCTATGAGAAGTCTATAGATAATTGTCATAGATATTTATTAGCTGAGATATTTAAAGAAAAGGGAATTGAAGTTAAAGAAATCATATAAAAACAAAATATATAAAATAAAAGTATTGACTTATATAAATTTTGGTAGTAAACTAAGAATGTACCAAACAATAAAATATAATAAATAAAGGAGAGAATAAAAATGAATGAATTACAATTTGAAATAACAGGAATATCAATGGAAAGGAGAATTAATGGAGATACAACTATTGATGCAATATGTGTTGAAAACAGTTTTCCAATACATATAAAAATACCATCATCATTAACTACTAAGGATTATATTAAAAAAGAATTACATAAGAAATACTTCAAGCAATTAAATACTAATGATAGAATACAAGTTAATGTAGGAGATATTATATAAACAAAATATATAAAATGGTTGACGTTGGATAGTAAATAAATTATACTAAAATAAGTGGTAGAGAACAACAACTTTACCACTTATATATAAGAAAGTCACAAATATTGAAAAGCTACAGGCTAGTGATAGCCACATTTTAAAAATGTAATAAGTTGGTAAAAGGTATGTTTTATGTAAACTAAAATAAATTATAATTAATATGTTTTGTTGAGTAACTAATACTCATGGATGCTAAACAAAGTATATTATATACTTAATAAAATACATATAATAAAGGAGAGATAATAATGAAACAGTCAATTAGAAGAAATGTATTTGAAACCAATTCAAGTAGTACACATTCATTATGTGTAACAAAAAATAATATTCTAGATCAAAAACAAGAATCACTTAATTTTTCAATAGGAGAATTTGGTTGGGAGGAAAACACTTTAGATAGTCCTTCAGAAAAAGCTTCATATTTATATACTGCAATATTAGTTTGTGATGGTAAAATGGATTGCTTAGAATCAGTTAAAAATGCATTAAATAATAATGGTATAGAATATGAATTTGAAGAACCAAATTTTGATGACGAATATAGATACTTGAACAATGGTTACATTGACCATTCAGGAGAAATATATGATTTTCTAGACATATGCAATGATGAAGATAAAATTATGAGATTCTTATTCTCATCTGAAAGTTTTATATTAACTGGAAATGATAACGCTGATTCAGATGTAGAAATTAATGTAGACTATGATCATGAAGAATATTATAAGGGCAATTAAAGGAGGAATTAAAATGTTAAAATCAGTAAGACTTAATGTATTTGAAACAAATAGTAGTTCAACTCATAGTTTAACTTTGGTATCAAAAGAGGATTATGAAGCGTGGAAGAATGGAGAATACTTAATAGATGAAGGAGATGACCTTGTTACAAAAGAGCAAGCTATCAAAGAATTAAAAGAAGATTATCCAGATAAAGATTTTGACAATGAAGATGTAGTCAATGAACTTTTAGAAGATTATTGTTTTAAAACAAATAAAGAATACTTTAATGATGAATATTTAGAAACTTTTACAACTAGATATACGTCAAAAAGTGGTGATGAAGTTGTGGCTTTTGGTAAATATGGCTATGAAGGTTAAAATACATAAATAAATAAAATAGAATAGAGGGATTTATAATGAATAATAAATGGGTTAAATATGAAAATGGAAACTATACAGTTAAATTCAACTTAGAAAATGGGACAAAGATTAGAGAGACAGAAGATAATGAATTTATATCAGCTTTTCCAGAATGTATAGATTTAAAAATAACAAATCAATGTGATATGGGTTGTAAATATTGTCATGAAGACTCAACTATTGATGGATTGCATGGAGATGTCTTAAATTCAGAATTTATAAATACTTTGAAACCTTATACAGAACTTGCTCTAGGTGGTGGAAATGTATTAACTCATCCAAATTTAATTGAATTTTTAAAAGTGCTTAAATCCAAAAATATTATTGCAAATATAACAATAAATCAAAAGCATTTTATATCTAGTAAAGATACAATTAAGTATATCGTAGATAATGATTTAATCAAAGGATTAGGAGTTTCATTAATATCTCCAACTGATGAATTTGTTGAATTGATTAAACAATATCCTAATGCAGTAATTCATGTAATAAATGGAATTGTACCAATAGAAGACTTACAAAAATTATATGACAACAATTTAAAATTACTAATTCTAGGATACAAAGTCTTCAGACGTGGGAAAGATTACTATTCCCCTGTTGTAGAAAGCAATAAACAAATTATATATGATAGTATATGTGATATTATTAAAGGATTTAAAGTGGTTAGTTTTGATAACCTAGCTATTAAACAAATTGATGTTAGAAGAATATTCACAAATAAAGGTTGGAATGAATTTTATATGGGTGATGATGGACAATTTACAATGTATATTGATCTAGTAAAGAAACATTTCGCTAGAAGTTCAGTTTCAGTTCAAAGATATGATATATTAAATAACATTGAAGATATGTTTAGCATAGTAAAGAATGAGAAATCAGATAAATAAAACAAATTATATAAAATAAGAGTTGACAAGGAAATTTCAATATGCTAAAATACAAATAGTGGTTGAGTTTCCAAGTCAACACAATACATAAGTATATAAATAGTCTGTTTTATCGAAAATGATAAAATATATAAAATAAGGTTGACAAGTTTGGTAAATGATGCTAAACTAAGAATAGTTAATAAATAAAACTTAAATACATAACTAAACAAATTATAATAAATACAGAGGTGATATAGATGATTGAATTAAATGGTAAATATAATACTGCAAAAGTTTTTACTGATAATGTAGAACAAACTGCAATTAGTCAAATAATAGAATTGTGTAGTCAAGAATTTGTTAAAGATTCAAAAATTAGAATTATGCCTGATACACACGCTGGTGCAGGATGTACTATAGGAACTACAATGACAATTCAAGATAAAATTGTTCCTAATCTTGTAGGAGTAGATATTGGATGTGGAATGTATACTATTAAGCTAAAAGAGAAAGAAATAGATTTTCAAAAACTAGATGACACAATTAGAAAATATGTTCCTAGTGGTCAAAACATAAGAAAAGCAGAACATAAGCTAGTTGATAAAATTAATTTAAAAGAACTAAAATGTTTCAAGTATATAAATGATGATAGAGCATTAAAAAGTATAGGAACTTTAGGTGGTGGAAATCACTTTATAGAAGTTGATAAAGACGAACAGGATAACTTATATTTAGTAATTCATAGTGGATCAAGATATTTAGGAAAACAAGTAGCAGAACATTATCAAGAGTTAGGATATAAGAAACTAACAGAGAATAGAGAATCAAGAGAAAAATTAATCAATAAGCTTAAATCAGAAGGAAGAGAAAAGGATATTAAATCTGAATTAGCTAAAATTCCAACTACTAAAATTAATAAACAATTAGCATATATTGAAGGAGAAGATTTAAGTAATTATCTAAATGATATGAAAATAACTCAATACTATGCTGAATTAAATAGAATAGCAATGGCAACTGAAATATTAAAGAACATGAATTTATATGAAGTTGAATCATTTACTACTATTCATAATTATATTGATGTAGAAACTAAAATATTAAGAAAAGGTGCAATATCTGCTAATAAAGATGAAAAAGTTATTATACCTATCAATATGAGAGATGGAAGTTTAATTTGTATAGGTAAAGGAAATGAAGATTGGAATAATTCTGCACCTCATGGAGCTGGACGTATATTGTCAAGAAGTAAAGCTAATGAGAAAGTTACATTAGAAGAATTTCAAGATAGCATGAAAGATATATGGACTACTTCAGTATGTCAATCTACAGTTGATGAAAGTCCAATGGCATATAAACCTATGCAAGAAATAATTGATAATATTCAAGATACTGTTAATATAGTAGATATTATTAAACCATTATATAATTTTAAGGCTAACAGTTAGAAAGAGATAATTAAGTCTCTTTCTACAATATAAATCAAATGATAAAATATATAAAATAAGCTTGACTTAATTAGTAGATAATGTTAAACTAAGAAAGTAGTAACAAGTAAGTAAAGAATACATATAAAAAACAGTTTGCTTAAAAGAGTAGAAATACTCTAACGAATTTCATGGAGTTTATCGCCTCCAATAATGGCTAGATATTAATGACTGGTACTTATTAATATCGGAGGGTGTAAGAGTTAAGATGGCTAAACTTAACCTACTCTTTTAAGCAAATTTAAAAAGCTTAAATAATAAAATATATATAATAAAGGAGAAATGAAAGATGAATATGAACAAAATTGAGGGAACTGCATTTATTAGTTATGACATGAGTGGGAGCATAGACAATGAAAAGCAAGCTTATTACAAAAAGGTTTACGATTATTACAATAATCTATATAAAAATGTAAAAGTTATAAAACACACAACTGTAGGTAAATTTTCAGACATTGATGACATACTAAATAATTCAGAATCAGGTGGTACATATATTTCATCGGGGCTTAAATTAGCAGTTGGAGAAGTTTTAGCAAGATGTAATTCATTAGATAAAGTTATATTATGTGGAGATGGAGATAACTGGAGTGAAGATAATGACAGAGTATTAAATTTAATAGGAATTTTAAATGACTATTGCAAAATAGATTATCTTGAGTTTTTACCTTGTACATATTCAACTACAATGTATGACAAATTAAGAAAAATATACACAGTAGCAGAGAGTGATAATATTAAACTATATAAGATAACAGATAAGGAACAAGATATATTCGGAAAGAAATTAGCACCTAGAAAAGAGTCTTTCAATATAGCTATTCATATAGATGGAAATAAAACTATTGCTAAAACTATGGATGGAAAAGTGGGAATAGCTACATGTAACCCAAATGATGAATATAATAGAGAAGAAGGAATTAGAGTTGCAGTTAGTAGATTGTTAGAAATTAAAACTTTCTAAAACAATAATTCACTCTATAATCGCTTTAAATCATTAAAAACTGAAAATATTAGAAATTACAACTTAAAATGAATTATAGAGGAAATTAGAAAAAATGGACAAGATTTAAGAAATTCTAAAAACAAGAATGGCTTAAACAGGGCGTTTCAAAATTGAAAAAGCAGTTAAAAGAATAATTTTATAAGGACTTAATAAAATATAGAATATCAAAATTAGTTTAAATTGCATTAAGTTTAACTCGAGAAGTTAAAATGCGTAAATAATAAATTATATAAAAACAAACAAATTATAAGGGTGACGTCCAACGTCAGAAGGAGAGAAATATTATGGCTAACGAATTAAGACAAGGTAAAAACGCATTAACAATTGTAGGAGCAATCAAAGAACACAAACTATCTAAGTTTGAAGGTAAGGACAAAGAAGGAAAGAGTCAAACATCAATAAATGGATCTTTTGTAGTTAAAGCAGGAGAATTTAAGGAAGTAGAAGTTAATGTATTTGTGGCTGAAAAAACTAGTAAGGGGAAAAACAATAAAACCTTTGATGTTCTAAAATCAATTTTAGATGAAACCAATAAGACAATGGCAAATGCAAAAGAGGATGAAGTGGTTACAAAAGTTAGAATTCAAGGAAGTGGTGACTTTACACCTCAATTTAAAGAAGATACTTATAAGAAAAAAGAGGGAGATGAAGTAGCAACAACAAATAAAATAGATTTAGGTTACGGCAATGTAACAATTGACAATTCAATAACTGAAGATAAATACAAGGCAGAATTTGATGTAGAGATATATGTTACAACAGTTGAAGAAGAGTTAGACAAAGATGAAAATGAAACTGGTAGAGTTAAAGTAAAAGGTTGGTTGCCTGTTTATGGTGGAAAAGTAATCCCTATAAGTATGGTAGCTGGAATGACTACAGACGATGATGGAGAAGAAATTAACATTGCAGAGGGTATATTAGACTCTGTAGAAGAAGGTGGTACATTCAATGCTTGGGGAGATATTAATTTTGAAAAAATAGTAGAAGAAATTAAAAAGGGTGGAAGTATTGGTAAAGCTAAAGTAGAAACAAAGAATACATATATAAATGAACTTGTTATTACTGGTGGAGATGTAGTAGAAGATGAAGAAAAAGAATTTGAGGAAGAATTAATTAAACAAGCTAAGTTGGAAAGAGATAAAGTAATAGAAGAAAAAAAGAATGAAGCACCAAAAGAAGATAAAAAAAGCAAAGGTATAGGAAAAGGTGGAGACAAAGCTAAAAGAGAACGTCCTAAGTTTTAAGCTAGATACGAGGGTATTTTTACCCTCAATAAATCAAATTAACAAAATAAAAATAAATTATGAAATGGAGAGATAAATATTATGGCATTAGATAAAGAAATTGCAGAATTATTTCAAAAAGAATTCAGAGGAGATGCTAAAATTTCAAGGGTATCAGAAGATTTAAGAGGAAAAGCAATAGTAATATATGGAGGAAATAACTTAGGTAAAAGTTTACAGGCTTCAAGATTACCTAACCCAATATTTATGCCTTGTGAAAAAGGTCTTAACGCTATTAACGGAGCTTTAGTATTAAAGACTACTTCTTGGTCAGATTTAAAAAAGAATGGTAAAAAGTTATCAAATAAAAAATTTACCAATGTGTTAAATGGTGGAGCACAAATAACATTGATTATAGATGGGTTTGAAAATATAGGAAAATATTGCAAAGCATATCTATGCTCTAAGTATGATGTTCCTACAATAAGTAAAGCCAATGATGGGTATGGAGCATGGGAAGAATACGAAAATCTTGTATGGGGTTTTGTAGATAATCTTTTAGGATTGGGATATACAGTAGTCTTTATAGGGCATGAAAAGTTTGATAAAAAGAAAGATAAATTTGTAATAAATGGAGATGAACGTAACATCAAACCAATTAGAGATAATGCAGATATAGTATGCTATCTTGAATCTAATGGGTTGACAGATGATGGAGTTCCAATACATTCAAGTGCTAATCTTGCCGAAAGTAAAGATTTTTTTGCTAGAACAAGATTTAGTTACATGGATACATATATAGAAGATTTTACAGCAGAAAATTTAGAATCAACTATTGTAGAAGGTATTAAGGCACAGAACAAAGCAGAAGGATATGATTCAGTTACTTTTCAAGAACAACAAGAAATTTATGAGGAAGAAGAGATAACATTTGAAGAAGCAATAGAGCAAATAAAAGAATTATATACGGAGTTTTCAAAGACAGAAACGTTAGAAGATGTATATATGGATATAGTTGCAGAGCATTTAGGAGAAAGTGCAGTAAGCGAAGCCACTCCTAAGCAATTAGAAGCGTTAGTGTGTATAAGAGATGATTTACAAGAAAAATTAGACGAAATGGAATAATAGAATACGGGGTAGGAGACTATCCCGTATTTTTATAAAAAGAGGTGAATTTATGGCAAAAGCAACTTCAGGAAAATGTAATATGTGTGGTAGTAAATTTTTAATAGAAGAATTGATAATAAGGAGTGGTAAAAAGTATTGTAGTGAATGTATTGAGATAAAAGACCAAGAAAATGAAGATTGGAGTACATTATATGAATACATAAAGGATATCTATAATTTTTCAACAGTACCGATTTTATTTATTACTCAACTTAATAAATTTAGAAAAGATGAGAAAAATCCATTGACAAGTATAGGTATGTACTATACTTTGAAATATTATTATGAAATATTAGAGAATGAAATATTAGACGATAAAGGTGTTGGAATAATACCATATTACTATGACCAAGCAAGTAAATACTATTCAAAAGTATTTGATTTGGAAGAAAAAGCAGAGTCATTTATATTTAAAGATAAAAAACAAATTATAAAAACAAAGAGATATAATACATATAATAAAACTAAAAAACAGATTTCATTAAACGTATGGAGGACTGACAATGAAGAATATTAGCAAAAAACAAATTATGAAATATTATAACCCTCAAGCAAGTTGTCAAGTATTGGGTTGTTTAATGAATAATCCTTCTATGATAAAAAGAAGAGAATATAATCTAAATCTTGAGGATTTTATAGGAGATAAGCATATATTATTATTCACTTGCATTTATAACTTAGTGCAACAGGGATTAAAAGAGATTGCTATAGGAGATATAGAAACATATTTATCTACAAATGATTTAAAAGGTCACGATTTATTTTTCAACAATGAACAAAATTTTGAATGGCTGAATATGGTGTACGAAGATGCTAACTTGGGAAATTTTGAATATTACTATGGACTAGTTAGAAAAATGGCTCTATTAAGAGGATATCTAGAAGAAGGATTTGATATAAGAGATATCTTAGATATTGATGAAATAGACCATATAATTATAAAAGAACAGAATGAAAATTTAGACAATAAAACAATAGATGATATAAAAAGACATTTTGATAAAAAAGCTATGAGAGTAAAGCAAAGATTCGATGATAGAGATGAAACCAATAAACGCAAATCTGGGGAAGGAGGAAAAGAATTAAGGAAATTGTTAAAAGAAAGTCCTAACTATGGTTTTAACTTAGAAAGTACATACTTAAATACTATTACAAGAGGAGCTTTACCAAAAAAATTCATATTAGAAACAAGAGATAGTGGTCTTGGAAAAACAAGAGTAGCTATAGAAAGGCTTATAGGTATATGTTCTCCTTATTTATGGGATTTTAAAACAAATAAATACATAAAAAATCCAAATGGTCAAAATAATTCAGGGTTATATATAGGTACAGAAATGGAATTATATGAAGAATTAGAACCTATGATATGGGCTTTTATAAGTGGTGTAGAAGAGAATAAAATAAGAGATGATGAATTAACTGAGGAAGAAGAAACAAGAGTTGATATGGCAGTAGAATATTCTGACCAAATGCAGTTGTTTTTAGAGGATGAAGAAAATTATGATCTGTCTTATTTATGGTCTACTACAGAACAATATAAAGAAGACTATAACATTTCTGTATTATGTATAGATTATCTAGAATTAACCGCCAGTCTGATTGGAGAGTATTCACAATTAACTAGAGGAATGTCAGTAAGAGAAGACCAAGTATTGTTAAATTTATCAGCGAATATAAAAAATATGAGTAAGAAATTTGATTTAACAATTTTTGGATATACACAAACTACAGATGAAGCAAGAAGAGATGGAGTTAGAGACCAAAGGGCAGTAAAAGGTGCTAGATCATTGCCTAATAAATGCGACGTCGGCATTACAGTGTTTGAACCAACAAATAAAGAATTGGAAATGATAGAACCATTAATTAAAAAATGTAAGGGAATAAATAATACAATAACACCAAATGCTTGTTATACAATTTATAAAAATAGAGGAAATGTGCATAAAAATATAAAAATTTGGGGGTATAACAATTTAGGAAACGGAAGATTTATAGACCTATTCTGTACTGATAAAAATTATAACCCTATGAATATACAAGAGACTTTTATTGAATTAGAGGGATAATATATGATTGATAGAGAAGAACTCTTACAATTAATTACAGAAGAAGATATTATACAGATTATGAATAATTTAGGTAGTGAATACATGAAAGATGAAGGAGACCATATAATTTTTGATGCCATATGTCATGGAAGTAATTCTAAAAAATTATGGTATTATAAAAATAGTGGATTACTGCAATGCTATAGTTGTTGTGGGTCTATGAGTTTATATGACTTAATAATGAGTGTATTAAGTGTACCTTTTAAAGAATCTTTTCAATATGTGGCAAATTTTAAAGGTATAGATGTTCATGGAACTAAACCGAAAGGAATTATAAAAAGAGAGAAAGAGAATACTGATTTAAAATTTTTAAGACTACATAGAAAAAAGATTGAAAAAAGGAATATAATATTACCTACATATTCAGAAAATATATTAAACGTATTTGATAATTATATGCCTTCAACTTGGTTTGATGAAGGCATACTCCCCAATATAGCAATGTATTTTGAAATTAAAATATATTTTAATCAAAATAAAGCTATCATTCCCCATAGAGATATCAATGGTAATTTAGTAGGGATAAGAAGTAGAAATTTTAATCATTGGCAAATAGATAGTGGAATGAAATATATGCCTATAAAAATACAGGGACTAACCTATAAATATCCCATGAATTTTAATCTATATGGCTTATATCAAAACAAAGCAAATATAAAAAGATTTAAAAGAGTAATAATATTTGAATCGGAAAAAAGCGTGTTACTTTATGGAAGTATATATGGACAAGAAAATAATATAGCAGTTGCTACATGTGGGATGACGTTCTCATTATTTCAAAGAGATTTATTAATTTCTCTAGGAGTTACGGAAATAATAGTTGCCTATGATATGCAATATGAGTTAGATAAAATAGATAAACAAAATAAGAAGAAGTGGGAAGAATATTGTGGATACTTTAAACGGTTAATTAAAATAGCAAAAATGACAATGGACTATTGCAATATATCTGCAATTAGTTGTTGGGACGATAGAATAAACTATAAAGATTCTCCCATAGATCAAGGGAAAGAGATATTTGAAGAATTATATAGGGAAAGATTTTTAATAAGTGATATTAAAGAATTAGAGGAGTTGATTGAATAATGAAATATAAAGTATTAAATAAAGGATATTCAATAAATCAAGATGGAGAGTTATTGAATGTTTTATTAAAATCAAGAGGTGTTGACAATCCTGATGAATTTTTAAATTTAAATGAGTCTTGTATACATAATGGAATGTTATTTCAAAACATGGATAGAGGACTTAATATGTTAAATTGGCATATAGAAAACAATAGTAAAATACATATAAAAGTGGATGTCGATACTGATGGTGTTAGTTCTGGAGCAGAAATAGGTTATTATATACATGATGTTAATGAAGATTTAGAAATAAGCTATTCTATGAATGAGGGGAAGAAACATGGAATAATTGTTGATACTATTCCAAAAGATATTCAATTATTGATAGTTCCAGACGCAGGAACAAATGATGTTGAACAATGTAAAATATTATCTGAAAAATATGATATAGATATATTAATTTTAGATCATCATCTAATAACAATAAAGAATCCATATGCGATAGTAATTAATAATCAAGATGGTCAGTATCCAAATTCCACTTTATCAGGAGCTGGAGTTGTATATAAGTTCTGTAAGGAGTATGATAAACAATATAGTTATGATTATGCGGACGATTATTTAGACTTAGCTTCTGTAGGAATTTGTGGGGATTCAATGGATTTAAGAAACTATGAAACTAGATACTTAGTTCTTAAAGGATTAAATAAAATAAATAATAAATTATTAAAAGAAATACTAATTAAAAATAAAACAATTGAAACATTAGACGATGACGCAAGTATAAATATAAAAACTGTAGAATGGGATATAGCACCTTGTTTCAATGCTACTGTAAGAAGTGGTAAGCCAGAAGAAAGATTAGATATGATTAAAGCCATTACAGGTCAAAAAGAAGATAGAGAATATAAACCTAGAAAATCAAAAACTAATCCTAATCCTGAAATTGAAGTACATTCTATTCAAAAAACAATGGCTAGAGTTTTTACGAATGTAAGAAGTAGACAAAATAAATTAGTGGCTAAAAGAATGGAAGACTTAATTAAAAGAATACAAGAACAAAATCTAGCAATAAATAAAATAATTATGGTAGACGCTTCAGATATTATAGAAGAAACAACTTTTACAGGCTTGGTTGCCAATAAATTAGCTGATTATTATAAGAGACCAGTTTTAGTATTAAAACAAGTAAGAGAAGGTTTATTTGGAGGTAGTGGTAGAAATTTTAACTTGTCTCCTATAGAAGATTTAAATGAACTGTTATCAAGTACGAAAATGTTTGAATCTGTTTCGGGACATCCTAATGCGTTTGGAATGAAGATAAAAGAAGAAAATATTAATAAAGTTACCAATTTACTCAATGAAGAATTAAAAGATGTTAAAATGGAGGACGTCTATACAGTAGATTACGAAATTCCAGTGGGTAGATTAAAAGAAAAAGATATTGTACAAGTTGGTAGTTGGTGTGATATTTGGGGTGGAGATGGTTTGAAAGAACCTTTGTTTGCTATTACTGATATTTCTTTAAGTATAGAGGATATAAAATTATTAGGAGATAAACGAAATTTTATTAGAATAGAAAAAACAATTGGTAATAATAAAATAGTCTTTATTAAGAAATATACAAATGAAGATACCTATAATAAGATGATAATGAAGACTAAAACAGGAATAAGTAAAAAATCAGTAGGGAAAATCAAAATGGATGTAGTAGGTAAATTTGTGATTAATGAATGGAATGACAATAAATATGGTCAAATTGAAATTGTGGATTTTAATGTTTCTAATTTAAAAGAGTTTAGATTTTAACAAAATATATAAAATGACTTGTAATTAAAATCAATAAGGAATATAATGGTTTTAAAGGGGATGATTTTAAATGAATAGTAAAACTATAACGAATGAAGATTTTGTACATTTACATTTACATACAGATCGCTCAAATCTGAGGCTTAAAGATTCGATAGTGAAAGTAGATGAAGCTATTAAATATGCTAATAAATTAGGTAACAAAGGAGTTACAGTAAGTGACCATGAGTGTATTTCTAGTCATGTAAAAGCAATCAATGTTGTAAATAAATTAAAGAAAGAATGTAAACTACCACAAGATTTTAAATTGATTTTAGGCAATGAAATTTATTTAGTTAATTTAAATAAAATAAAAGAATTAAGACAAGAAAAAGAGAAAATAGTGTTTTATCATTGTCTTCTCATCGCTAAAGATAAAATTGGTCATCATCAACTACGACAATTATCTTCTAGAGCGTGGAAAGATAATTATTTCAATCATCGAGGTATGGATAGAGTTCCTACAGGATATGGAGACATAAATGATATAGTTGGAAATAATAAAGGTCATATAATTATGTCAACAGCTTGTATTGGTTCTTATATGGGGAATCTAGCTATTTCATTGATGCAAGAAGAAAATGCAGAAGAACAAAATAAAATAAAAGAGAAGATGTCAGACTTTGTAGAGTGGGCTTTAGATATTTTTGGTGAAGATTTTTATTTAGAAATGCAACCAAATACGTCATCAGAACAAAAATTTTATAATGGTTTATTAGTTAAAATAGGTCAAGCCTATAATATTCCTTTGATTATTACTACGGACGTTCATTTTATTAACGAAGATGTCCGAGAAGTACATAAAGCCTTTTTAACAAGTGATGATAGTGATGCAAATAGGGAAGTTGACTCTTTCTATGAAACTACCAGATTCTTTGAAATAGATGAATTTTATGAGTATATGAATTATCTAGATAAAGATAAAATAACTGAAGCTATATTGAATACTAAAAAAATAGCTGATAAAGTAGAAAATTATGATTTATTTAATGAAACAAAAATACCATTAACACCACTACCACCAAAAGAAGAATGGTATCCTATAAACATAGAAATAATTAATAAATATAAAAATATGAGAGGCTTATATAATGATATTTATGAACATCATACATATTTAATACATAAAATTTTTGAAGGAATAAATTATAGAAAGATACCTTTTGCAGAGATGAAAGAAACTCTAGACAGAATTGATTTAGAATGTGGTGAATTAGTTGGTATAACACAAAATTTAAAAGAACCAATGGGAGCATATTTAACAACTATGCAAAAGAATATGGATATAATATGGAAAGTTAGTGTAGTTGGCTGTGGAAGAGGATCAGCAGTTGGATGGATAATTAATTATTTATTGGATATAACTCAGATAAATCCTTTAAAACAAGAAGGTATGGAGTTACAACATTGGAGATTCCTAACCGCAGAACGCCCAGATTTTGCAGATGTGGATATAGATTACAGTGCACATTTAAAGAATAGTGTGTTTAAAGCCATTAAAAATTATTATGAATCAATTGGTGGAACTGCTGTTAGAGTAGCAACATTTAGAAAAGAAACAAGTAAAAGTGCAATCTTAACATCTTGTAGGGGGCTTAGAATCAATAGTGATATTGCACAATATATTAGCAGTTTAGTAAAAATTGAAAGAGGTTTTGTATGGTCTATTTCAGATATGTATTACGGAGATTCAGAAAAAGGTAGACAACCAATAACTGAATTTGTGAATATAATTGATAAGTATGAAGAAAAACATTTATTAAAAGCAATGTTAACTATAGAAGGTCTTATTAGTGGATGTTCTTCTCATGCTAGTGGGATTTTATGTTTAAATGAGCCTTTGGAAAATAAAAGTTCATTTATGAGAACTCCAAGTGGAGAATTAATTACAGCCTATGACTTACATGAAGAAGAGTCATTGGGACATATTAAATTTGATTTCCTTTTAACAAATGGGATTTCTTTATTACAATTATGTATTGAAATGCTTGTTAAAGACGGTTTTATGGAATGGCAAGGATGTTTAAAAGACACTTATAATAAGTACCTTTTACCAGAATACTTAGATATGAAAGATAAAGAATTATGGAATTTAATATGCCAAGGAAAATTAATGAATATATTTCAATTTGAAACTCCAGTTGGTAGTGTAGCTATTCAAAAGTTACAACCTAGAAGTTTATTAGATTTAGCGAATGCGAATTCTCTTATGAGATTAATGAATCCAGATGGAGAACAACCTTTAGATAAATACATTAAGTTTAAAAACAATCCTCAATTATGGGAACAAGAAATGATTGATTATGGATTAACTGAAGAAGAAAGAACAATAATGCACCAACAACTAGACAATCAATGTGGAGTTTGTTCAAATCAAGAATCCATGATGGAAATGTTTATGAATCCTAAGATTAGTAATTTTAATATTAAAGAAGCTAATCTTATTAGAAAAGCTGTAGCAAAGAAATCTCCAGAAGCTCTAGCAGAAGCAGAAGAATTATTCTATAAAAAAGGAAAAGAGTTAGGTACATCTAAAGTATTAATGGATTATTGTTGGAATGTACAAACAGGCTACCAGAAAGGCTATGGTTTTTCGCTTCTTCATACGGATGCCTACTCAACTATAGCTATACAAGAAGGGGAATTGTTTTTAAAATACCCTAGTATATATTGGTATACCGCTAATTTACTTTCTATGTCAGGTAGTTTAGAGTCAGAGGATGTAGAAGATGGATTATTCAAGTCTAAGGAACAAACAACTAATTATGGAAAGACTGCAACTGCAATATCAAGAGTACAAGCTGAAGGAGTTGAAGTAACACCACCATACATAAATGAAGCAGACCAAGGTTTTGTTCCAAATGAAAAAGAAAATGTAATAGTGTTTGGATTAAAAGGTGTAACTAGCATTAATAATGATACAGTTAAATTGATTGGAGATAATAGACCATATAAGAACTTAAAAGATTTTCATAATAGAATGGTAATGGTAAAACAACCTAAGATATTAAAAACAGGAAAAACACAAATGAAATCTTTAGTATCATCAACTCAAACTATTACTTTAATTAAAGCTGGTTCGTTTGATAAAATAGAAAACAAGTCAAGAGAAGAGATCTTAGAAAACTATATTAGAGTATTAAATCCTAATAAGACAAAATTAAATTCTAAAGACATTTCAAAGATTTCTGAATTAGGTATTTTACCAAGTGAATATAAAGATTGTATGAGATATTACAATTTTAGAGAGTTTATAATGCAATTCACAAAAATAAAAGATAAAGAAGTTAAATCTGTAGAATGGTTAAAAATAAAATGTGGTGAAGATACTGAATACACAACTAATTTCTTTTTAGAGAATTTTGCAAATGATATGATAGAAAATGTGGATTATAAATATGATGAAAATGGAATCTTATATGTTGCAGTAAAAACAAAAAGAAAAGGTTCTTTTGAAAATGTATATACTGAAAAAATACAACCTATATTAGATTGGTTAAGTACAGAAGAATGTCAAAACTTTTATAATAATGTAAGATTTGAGAATGTAAAAAATGAATTTATGTCAGGTAATGTATCTTCTTGGGAAATGGAATCTATGAATTACTATTATCATGAACATGAGTTATTAAAAGCAAATTTAGAAAAATATAACATTAGAAAGTTTAATGAGTTACCAATTGAACCTGAAATAATTGGGTATACAAAGTACAAGAATATACAATATCCGAAATATGATTTATACAATGTGGCAGGAACAGTATTAGATAGAGATAAAAATAAACATTTAGTAACTGTATTAACTACGGATGGAGTAATTACAGTAAAATTTTATAGTGGTCAATTTAGCTTTTATGATAAAACTATTTCTATAGATGACGGAATTGATGAAAAAACAGGGAAAAACAAAAAGACAACTTTAGAAGAAGGATGGTTTAAAAGAGGTAATCTATTGTTAATAACTGGATTTAGACGTGAGGGTAACTTTTTCCCAAAGAGATATAAAAATAGTGTGGCTCAACATACAGTACAGTTAATTAGAGAAATAAAGGAAAATGGAGACTTAATATTACAATCAGATAGAGTTAATATAAATTATTAATAAAATATATAGAATAAAGGAGAAAGTATTATGGAAGAAGAAGAAATAGTGAATCTTATAAAATGTTCAATTAGTATAACAAAAATATTATATCCTAAAACCAATATAGTTGAAGATGGCGATTTTGCTATTATTTCAGCTAAAGTTCTTAATGTAGAAGAAGGTGATCCATGTTTATCAAAATGGGGAACTATCTCAGTTAAGGGTAAGATGTGTGAACTAAGTATGATAGAGGAGTATAATATAGTCGCAAAAGAGGTTAATGATGAGAAATTTGGGAAGCAATATGAAGTTATATTTATTGGTTCAAAGATAGACTTAACAAATAAAGACCAACAAAAGATTTATTTAAGTAAAATACTAACAGAAACGCAAGTTGATAATTTATTTAAAACTTTTGATAATCCTATAGAGATATTGGATAAAGGAGATTTTAATAAATTATGTACTGTTAAAGGAATAAAAGGAGACAAGGCTGAAAAGATATTAGAGAAATATCAAAGTACTAAAGATTCTTATAAAGCATACGTAGAGTTAGATAAATATGGACTAACAAAAGCAACTATAGATAAACTGGTAGAAAGATATGGCAGTCCAGACACTACTGTGAATAAGATTCAAGAAAATCCATATATTTTAATAGACGAAGTTGAGGGAATAGGTTGGGCAAAAGCTGATGGGATGGCTTTAAAAGGCGGACTAGGTGAATATTCTTTATTTAGAGTACAAGCATACATAAAATATTTTCTTAAAGAAAAAGCAAACGAAGGAAATACATGGTGCTATGTGGATGATTTATGTAGTGCTATAGATAATGTTATAGGATATGATTTACCTCAAGATGTACTGGTTGAATCTTTACAAACTTTAGAAAAGAAGTTATTGTTATGGGTGAATGAAGATAGAGATATAATAGCATTAAAAAAATATTATGATTTAGAAAAGAATATAGCCAATAATTTAATGAGGTTATCTAAAGCAGATAATATTTTTGTTTTTGATGATTGGGAAGAGAAAGTACATAAACTAGAAGAAAGACAAGGTTGGAGTTTTACAGAAGAACAATTTTATGGAGTTAAGGATATTTTAGAAAATCAAGTTATTATAGTAACAGGAAGTGCAGGTACAGGTAAGACATCAACTGTTGCAGGTATGTTAGAAGCTTTTGGTGGTAATTATACATTTGCACAAACTGCATTATCAGGTAGAGCATCAGGAAATCTTACCGATGTGACTGGAGAAGAAGGTTTTACTATACATAGATTATTAGGAGTTGATCCTGAAACAGGAAGATTTATATATAATAAAAAGCATCAATTAGACACAGATATTATAATATTGGATGAATTATCAATGGTTGGTGCTGAGATATTCTATGACTTAATTCAAGCAATAAAAACAGGTGCTAAATTAATTATGTTAGGAGATTTAAAACAATTAGAAGCAATTGGTGTAGGTAATATAATGAAAGATATGATTGAAAGTGATGTAATTACAACGATTGAACTAACAAAAATTCATCGTCAAGCACAAGCAAGTGGAATAATAACAGAAAGCTTAAAGGCTAGTGATGGAATTCAACTAGTAGATAAAGATTTTTTTGGAGAAATAATATTAGGAGAATTGCAAGACATGCATTTAGATATCTATAAACAAAAAGAAACTACGCCTAAAGTAATGATACAACATTTTAAAGATTTAATATCTAAAGGAATAAATAAAGATGATATCCAATTAATAGTCCCTGTAAAAGATAGTGGAAAAGCAAGTGCGTATTATCTCAGTAATGAAGTTCAAAAAATAGTCACTAATACTTCTCAAGTAGGGCTTACGATAGGTAAAAATTCTACTACCCCTAGAACTCTATATGTTGGAGATAAAATTATAAATATGAAAAATAACTATAGGACAAAAACAGTAGAAGGAAAAGAATGCCCTATATTTAATGGAGATTTAGGTACTATAACAGAAATTAATACAACGAAACGTACAATCACCGTTCTGTTTAATAATAAAGGTGAAATAGTTATTCCTAAAAAACACATACCTGAGATATGGTTAGGGTATGCAATCACCACCCATAAAATGCAAGGCAGTTCTGCTCCTTATGTTATATGTGGTTTAGATTGTTCCCATTATAAATTATTAAATAAAGAAACAGCTTATACGATGCCTAGTAGAGCTAAAAGATATTGTATTTTATGTGCTGAAAACAAAGCTCTTAGAATAGCTATTGCAACAAGTGGTGTAAAAATCAAACAAACTTTCTTATGTAAGTTTTTACAACAATATTCTATAGTTAGTTAAATAATAAAATATATAAAATAGCTTGACTTCAAAACTGAATAGGTATAATATATAGATACAGGATAAATATAGAAAATATCTTGTATCTATTTCTATTTTAAGGGGGAATACATATATGATAAGAAATATTAAAACTATTAATGTTGAGAATCCTAATATTGGAGAAATAAAGTTTTCTAATATGCAAGAAGTAATAAAGTATAGAAATAAATTAAACGAAATAATAGAAAAAGAATTTAATGAATTTTATAACACAAAAAGAAATAGCTATGATTGGACTAGGGTAGCTAGAACTAGTTATTTAAATGTATGTCCAAGGGGATTAAAACAAAAAGAATTTGTTTTTGAGATATTTGAAATGAACAATGTTCAAAAAGGAGAAATTATAACTCATTATAACAAAGGCAAAGTTTTAGAGCAAATGATTATAAATGTAAATTGGATATAATAACCAAATAAAATTTTACTTTTACTTGGAAATAACAAATTATATAATATAATAAATTAAAGGAGATGTTTAAAATGCCAAATAATAATCAACCAAATAGAAGATTAGGACAGGTTCATAACATGGTACATAATAATCAAGAGGAAAGACAAGAGAGATTAAATAAACTGCTAAAAAAGAAGAATAAGGATACTACTAATATTTCAATAGGAGATAAAGATGTTAATATGATAAAATTTGCCGAAGATTATCTAGGATTCAAATTAGCAGAACCACAAAAAATGTTATTGAAATCTCTTCTAAAAAATAATTGGGATACAATAAGCTTTAGTCCAATACATTCTTATTCGTACTCATATCAAAGCGTAATGTATCAAATGTTGAAAGAATTATTAAAAAGAAAAGAGGATAAATAATATGAAAGTAAATCAACTAGTAGCATCAGTACAAAGATTACAAATGGTAAAGAATAGATCAAAATTAAAAGCCAGTATGTATAATAAAGATGAGAAATTAAAAAACTTGTGGTGTGATATATCTGATATGGCTAATGAATTACTAGAAATATATAATAATATTGATATAAAAGATAATGAATTAATAAATAAGTTGTATGACCAAGAATGGCAACTATATGCAAAAATGAAAGTATTAAATAATAAATATAATTTAGGTATTGATAATGTAGATGAGAGATTTCAAGCAATTGATGAACTTAAAATGAGTGAAATAATGGAGGGTAAATAGTATGGATAAGTTTGATAGAAAAATAGAGATTAAAGAAAATGGAAAACCAATAATAAGATTAACAAGAAAATGTAGTGGAACATTAGGCAGAATGAGACATACAAAAGATAATTTTATATTATCAGAATCAAAGGTAAATTCACGTTCTCAAATTCAAGATAGAAGTTTTACTTTAGTCATTAGAAATGATGGTATAGATGGAGAATATAAAATGGGTCAATTATCATTTCTAAAAGAAGAAGACTTAATACAATTAAGAGATAGCATTGACTTAATGCTGAAATTAAATGATGTAACTATAAGAACAAATGAGAAAATACAAAATGTTGTACATAATCATTTCTATATTACAAATTGTAAATAAATTAGATAATTTATTTACATATTTTGGAATTAGAGATGAATAATAAAGGAGAATATAAAATGAAAGAAAGAAACTTAAAACTAATTTTCAAATACAAAGAGGCCTTGCTTAATTATGGACAAGAAAAACTATATAATGAAATGATTAATATAATCAAGGATGTTGATGATAAATATATAATAAATGCACATCCTATGGATGATGAAATATTTTTATTGCTTGGGTTTAAAGATAATGATGAAGTAAAAGAAAATTTAAATAAAATTTCAGTTAATAAATTAATACCTTACATAAAAACATTAACAGAAAATATTTTTAAATCGTTAGAAGATGAACGTAGTTTTATTTCAAGATGTTTAAAAGAAACCTATGAACAATATTATTGTAATTTAGAAATAGAATTTAAGATAAATAGTTATAATGAGTTGCAATTATCAATAATGTCTATTTCTAAAACTAATGGTTGTGGTTCAGGAAGAAGTTTTGAATTTGACATTATTGATTCAGAGCATCTAAAACAAGTAATAAATCAAGTTAGTGAAATAGATATTCCAAAATCAGTAAAAGAAATGTATATTAATTTCTTTAATGAAGAATCAGAAGATAATCTTGATTTAACAATAGTTAAAGACCATGTTATTGAAAATATAATTGAAGGAATAAACGAATTTATTTATCAAAATGAAAATAAATATAAGCAATATAAATCATTACAAAAACAAGGAGTAAAAGAAGAATTGACTAAATATATAGAATATGATAATTGGTTAAGTGATATAGCTGATACTATAGAAGTTAATTATGAATTAAAGAAGGCTACTTCATATGATGTTATTATAAATCATGTTAATTGTAAAGAGGGAGAATATTATACTAATGAAAATAAAATTGAGATTAAATTCTTAGGTGAAGTTATTAAAACTATTAGCAAATCAGAATATACAGTTTATGAAATAAATTAAAGAATTATATTAGATATAACTGATTAAAAAATCTATGAACAATAAATTATATCAAATTACTTGAACTGATTAGAAAACTATGGTAGTCTTGATTTAGAAAGGAAGTGAATTTAACTTGTTAATTAAAAGAACGGGATATGGAAGAATAAGAAATGGTTTGGATAATAAGTATATAATGTATGAAGATACTGAAACAAAAGTTATTTGCTTACATACTCCATTTTTAATATGTAATCCTAAGAAATCACATGAAAGATATAAATATTATTTAAATTACATAAGATGTTGTGAATATTATGATTTAGAAATAACTAAAAATAATAAGAAGCTTGGAAGCAAGTCCCTGTGAAACTTGAATTTTAAAGCGAGTTAATAAAATATATAAAATAAGAAAGGGTTGATTAAAAATGAATATAGCAATTGAATTAAAAGGTAATCCTACAGAAAATAATTGTAGTCAATCGTCAAGTATAGATGCATGTAATTGGTTAAATGTAAAACGAGAGAAATGTAAACTATTTGATGAAAAACTAGAGTATAGCTGGGATGAACATGCATATACAAGATGTTGGGATTGTCTTTCTAATGAATTAAATGAATTATAAAGGAGAGTGATGATTAAATGGTATTGACATTAGATAATGGACAAACTATTACAATTTATGAACAAGGTAATTTATTAAAACAACTTAAACCATACATAGATAAAGAGATATATGATTTACTAGAAGAGAAATTTGGATTCATTCAGACTACATATAAAGAGTTTAATCTAGTTAAATATGGTGATGAATTAATTGGACAAACTATTAAATGTTGTAATGTAGGTCATGGTTGTGATTTAGAAAATTCAATTATAGCAACAGAAGAAGGAAATGCTTTAATATTAAATGCATATCTCGATGATGATGTTAGTGTAACTGCCTTAACTAAAGAGCAACTAGATAGAAAACTAGTTAAAGATAGCTATTTCAGAAAAGAATTATTAGATAATAATATTGTGGATAAAGAATATGTTCAAAAATTATTAGACATTGAGAAATGGAAATCCAAAGATGAAGAAAAGAAATTAAAAGAAAAAAGGTATGCTGAATATATAAAGATGAAAAAGGAGTTTGAGAATTAATGGGCAATGAACAAATTATAGAAAATTTAGAAGGTGAAATATGGATTGAGAATAATGGATATAAAGTTTCTAATAAAGGACGTATCATAGGCAAGAAAGGCTATCTATTGAAAGGAAAGGCTGGCAAAGATGGATATGTCCCTTGCAGTGTTAAATTCAACGATGGATTTATAGCTGGTTCACATCATAGGGCTGTAGCTTATTTATTCATTCCCAATGATGATCCAATCAATAAAATAGAGGTTAATCATAAAGATGGTATAAAACATCACAATTATGACACTAATTTAGAATGGTGTACTAAGAAAGAGAACCAACAACATGAATCAGATGTTCTAAAACAAAGAAATTGTGAAAAACATTGGGGAACTATATTAACAGAAGAAAAAGTAATCGAAATATATAATCTTTGTAAAGAACGAAATTTACTGTATAAAGAAATTGCAGAGTTATATGAAATATATCCTCAAGAAGTTTCTGATATAGCACAAGGTAAACTATGGAAAGATTTAAAATTAGAACCATTGCCAAAAGTAGTAAGAGGTAGCAGAAAAAATGGTAAACGAGGGTATACAGAAAATACATATAAAAATTAAGAGACGATAAACAGCTTGTTTTATGGTAAAATAATAAATTATATAAAAAGGAGTGATTAATTTGTTTAGTAAAATTATAGATATATCAATAAAACTAGGAGATCAATATACAAATAAAATTACAGGATCATGTTTTACTGTAGCAATAATAGGGTGTGTATTTTGGAAATTTCAATTTTATAAAATAGGAAGTATCTTAACTTTTATTCCATTAATAATATTATTTGTTTTAGGGTTGTGGTATTTTATATTATTAATTCTAATGGGAATAACTGAATTATTTAAATATATTAAGAGAAAGGTGATAAGATAATGAAACAAAATGTAATTATTGATACTAAAGATGGAAAAGTTAAAATTCAATTTGATTATTGTGTAGATTGTAGTTATTACAATTTCTGTTACTTAGATTCATATGGAACTCATCATAAAGGTACTCCAAATGGATTAAGCGAAGAATGCTTGAGATTAGATAAAGAATAGAATTGGAGATGAAAATAAATGAAAATAGAAATAGTATTTCAAGAAACTAATATAGAACAAGGTATAAAGAAGAATGATATTTTTACATATGAAAAACTAGCTTATAATATTAGAAATTTTGCAAATGGTATTCAGATAGTTGATGACTTTGAAGAAGATTATACCAATGAAGACTGGCTAGAGAATCTAATTAATGGATTAAATGATTTAAGTATAAAATATGAAATTCTTAGAATTAAATTATAGGGAGGTTGACCAATGAATCAAAAATTTAATCATGTATTTTGTAAACATAAAAATGATTTTGATTATTGTTATAATAAGTGTAATAGAGAATGTCCGTCAGTTAGTAATCTATGGTATACATATATAAGAAATCCTATAGTTAATTTCTTTATTGCATTAAGATATGGATTTGTAAAATGTAATCAGATGCCAACTAGATGTAGTTTTCTTTATAAAGATAAATACTGTTTATTTAAAGACAGAAATTGTTATTCGAATAGAAAGAAAGAAAAGT